TCTACAACATTATACATTTCCCGTTTGGGGGATGCCGGCAGACAATTGAAATCGTCAATGGCAGACTTTAACCGTGGGTCAAAATCTAAGTACATGTTCCAAAAGGGTATAACCCGTTCCGTACAAGAGAGTGGATAAGTAAACTTCGCTTCTAGCGAAGTGTCCTTAAATGACACGCCTATGGAAGAACCTTTTGGGTTCCGACAAGCGTTAAACCATTCTTCTGTTTGGAAAGGAGTGAGAAGCTGTCTTGCGACAGCCCGGGCTCTTAGCAGGACGCTTCGAGAACGGCACATAGTTGATAAGACACGGTCATTGCAGCTTGGTAGTTCAAGTCTAGAATTAGACTTAAAGCTGCGCATATGATCGTGAACACTCCGAAATTTCGAAAATGTTTTTTCTTGTCTTTCATGATTGACTCCTAACCCTGGGTCGGCGTACTTCTTCAAGCATGCTTTCCGTTGGGCCTTTTGGTAGTGTCGTAAGACACTGGTTTGGGTTGAACAATAATCACCATTGTACTCTGTATGGTGGTGATTATTGAGGTCTAGTAGAACGGATTTCTCCAGCGTAGTTGACGCGGGTAAGAAATCAAAGAGCAAAGGCTTCGAGCCTTTCTTTCTAGTCTTCATAGGAATTCTCCTGTTGTGAAGTTCTTTCCAACAAACATTGTTGTAGTATATAAACCGACGCGAGCAAAAAAGGCTCGCGTCGGAAAAGAACTACACTACAGATTGGTTATTCCAGAATTCGGTGAAATCCGAATCCGAGAGAACCTGAAGGGCAATCTGGCGCAATGCCAGCTTTTCCAACTCTGTAGTCTCAACATCTGTTGAAACCTCAATACGAATTGTATTGACTGTGATAGTACCATTGTCAAGTGGCAATGGCACTTTCAAAGTAACAGCCGAACGCGATTGCGTGTAGCCGTTAGGTTTATCCGGGTTGGTCGAAGCTTGAACGGTTTTACAAATTATCTCACGTCGTGTTCGGATATCCGAATCATCTGTGGCGTAAAGTGTATTGCCGTTTTCGCGGGGACCTAAGGTAGCAAAATTTAAAGCGCTACCGCCGGTAAAAGATTCAGTGGCACCCAAAAGGATGCTTGCGTTGTTTAAAGACATAATTGTCTCCATTGTTATACTGCGTTTAACGTCCCATTTTCACATTTACGTGAGCGAGGGCCGTTATATCAGCGATTTTTGTGAAGCTGTCTACTAACTTAACCCAAGTGGGCGTCGGTATAGCATCAGCGATGGAGGGTGTCCACGGCACGCGAACATATTCAAAAGACTCGATCGGAAGATCGGTTCCAGAGAAATGCCACTGTTGGGGATTATTTGAATCCGAACCAACAGCAGAGCCGTTCACGTTGTATACAGTACGAGTCTCACGACTGGTACGGCACCATGCCGCGTGGATGTGCACATCTGGGTCCCACAGGTTCGTGATTGCACGAAGAGCCTGGGATATATTAAAAACACGGTCTACCATAAACGAGTAGGGCACAATTGCCCACATAGTTACAGGTATGTCCTTATTTCTAAGCCCATATTTGAAGCGGAACCCTGAGAGCGGATTGGTAACGGAATACAAAATACCGGCACCAACCTTCTCAGAGAGCTCCCGCTCAGCGTGCGCCTTGTAGGGCGGACGACTGATCGGAATAGACGACCGGGAGGTCGAGCTATTCTCTTCAAATCCCCTTGCTGTCAAACGGTCAGGCCTTGAACCAAGTTTTTCATTGGCTGCTTCGATAAGATCCGCAATGGACCTTATCAAAGGCGATATCGCAAAGCGATATTCAAGGTATAACTGTGAGATTTCACGCTCGATTGTTGCGGGATTCTTCCTGTGACGTTGCTTCTTAAGGTACTTAACTGCCCTAGAAAGGGATGTGTTCAAGTCCTTTAAGTCGCGTCCGCGTGAGAAGAGGTGTTTAACAGTGGTACGTATCTCTGCTAAATCTTCAGCAAAAGAATAAGGGGTACTGTCTATATTAGACAGCGCCTTAAGCTTCGCCATAGCAACGAGGTCTAGATTAGAAAAATCATCTAGGTCATACGGTAGAGGTAGGTCTCGCGTCGTCCAACTGTACAATGGTCCGGACACAACATTATTCCATGTTGATCCATCAGACCATTGACGATCGTACGTGCGAGATCCGCCGCCTACTGGTATGTTACTATCTGTGATCGTGCAAGGGTTATTTATAATTACACCCTGCTTGATCTTAGAGCGGAACTTCGATGTCACAACGTCCGTAATGGTTTTAACACCATTAGGAGCCGTGAATGACATTAAGGTTCCTGCACCATCCCCTGTTACTACAACAGGTGATGTTGTTGGATCGTCGCGTTCTTCGCGATATCTACTCATATAGCAAGCCTCAAAATTAAACGCACAAAGAGTTATCGATGTGTGACTTGGCGGAAAAAGTCCCGATCGACCAGATTAACTGGCGCGATCAAA